ATGACTGGCCGCGCCGCGCTGTATGCCCGAATCTCGTTCGACAGGTCTGGCGAGGCGATCGGTGTTGACCGCCAGCTCCACGACCTGCGGGCGCTCGCCGACACGCGCGGTTGGCGGGTGGTGGCCGAGCTGTCCGACAACGACATCAGCGCATCCAAAGGGCAGGAACGCCCCGGTTATGAGCAGGTGTGGCAGTTGGTCCGCAGTGGGCAGGTCGATCACGTTGTGGTGTGGCAGACCTCGCGCTTTGTGCGTAGCCGTGCGGACCGCGCCCGGGTCATTACCGAATTCGGAAAACTCGGTGTGGACGTTGTTGCCGCGCAAGGGCCGAGTCTGGACTTGCGGAGCGCCTACGGTCGTGGGGTTGCTGATCTGATGACGACCTTCGACACGATGGAATCCGAAGTGAAGTCCGAGCGGGTGGCCGCAGCGATCGCCGACAACGCCCGTCGGGGCAAGGCGTGGGGAATGGTCCCGTTCGGATGGGACCGCACTAATGGCGTGCAGACCATAAATGAGGATGAAGCGGCGATAGTACGGGAACTTGTGGACCGACTTCTGGCCGGCGAGGCGCTGTCGGCGCTGCGGGAGGATATGAACCGGCGCGATGTCCCGTCGCCGGGGTGGGCCTCGTGGCACAAACTCCCCGAGGATCGGCGCAAGCAACTGCTGGCCAACAAGGAGCGTGAAGCACCCCCGAGAACATGGGGCTCTGCGACGATTAGAGCCCTGGTGCGACGTGACGCCAACGCTGCGATCCGCAAGCGCACCGGTGACACCACTGTCCCCGGTGCGTGGCCCGCCATCATTGAGAAGGCCAAGCACGACAAGATTCTCGCGATGATGACGTCGCCCGAACGTCGCACGCACACCGGACCACGGCCCGGCGCGCGTAAACATCTGTTGTCGTATGGCATCGGCGTGTGCGGCGTGTGCGGTGGCCGCTTGCGCTGGGTGTTGCGACAAGGTCGCAAGACGACGCAACCCATATATCAGTGCACTCCGAAGGGTTGCACGGGTCGCCGCGTCGACTATGTCGACAACATGGTGGGCCGGGTGGTCGTCGCACGACTGGGGGAACCCGACGCACTGAGTCGCGTCCTGGGCAGCGACACGACAGCGAAGGCGGCGAGCGACAAATTCGACGAGCTGCAGCGACGGTTGGATGAAGCCGCCGATTCGCAGGCTGACGGCAAGATCACCATCGGCCAGTTGGAGCGGATCACCGCGCGACTATCGCCGGAGTTGGAAGCGGCGAGGCGTGAGCGTGACGCTGCGGTGCGGGCCATCGATGTCGACGTGTTGCGCCTGCTTGCTGGTCCGCAAGCGTCGCAGCAGTGGGCGGCAATGCCTGTCGCCGCGAAACGGGCCGCGCTGGAGACGTTGGGCGTGGAAGTGGTGATCAATCCCCGTCAGCTGCATGGGCCGGGGTTTGAGGCGGACTCGATCGAAATTCGCTGGAAAAACTAGCGTGTATACTGAGGGCACATAGCCGGTTCTGGAATGTTCGCGGGCTCCAGTGCGGAGCGGAACATGAGTCGGTACGAATAGCTCGATGATCTCCAGCGATGGGCCAGGCCCTGTGTGGCGTCCCTAGGAAGATGCGATGAGCACTCTATATAGACATCGCGAGTAGATGCACCGGGAGTCTGCCTGTTGGCAGGCTCCCTTTTCATTTTCACTGACTTAAGCGACGACGGTCTGACTGTCGTCGCTTTTTTGTACCCATAGGACCAAACATGAACGAAGACAACGGGATTGACGAGTGGGTGCGGCGGCAAGTCGCCGCTGCCCCACCACTGCGAGACGACCAGATCGCCCGCCTGCGCGAGATTTTCCGCCCGGTGATTGTCGAGGAGGTTGCGTGAGGACATCGTGGCAACCCAAGCTCGCCAACTGGCAGGAAGACTACGACGTCGCTGTCGAGGGGATCGACCGCGCCGATCCCGCCAGGGAGCGCACCATCCACATCGGCGAGGAATGGCTGGATGAAAGCGACGGCTATTTCAAGGGCACGAGACACCGCACTATCAAACCGGGGCCGCGCAACATTCCCGAATACTGCGGGTGCGGGCGCCCGCTGCCGATTGAGTGGCAGTGGCGGGGCGAATGCGAATTCGACGGCCCGCTCGGGTGGCGCACCATCAACCCCGCGATGGAGTCGGTGCTTGACGATGACCCGCTTTTGTATCGGGTGCTGCCGTGGTTGTGGACTTTCTGCCACTGCAATGCGTGTATCGGCCTGAAGCGCAAAAAGGGCCGACCATTCGGGTATTGCGGGCCACGGTGTGAAGCCGACGCCAAGAATGGCCGCAGGAAACACAGGAGGCACGCCAAAGGTGCTAAACCGCGGAACAGAAAACGTGCTGAAAGTCACACCTGATTCACTTGACTTTCGGGCTCTTATGGTCCGTTAAATGGCTTATCTATAGAGGGTTGTTTCCCTCGCATTTTTTTGCCACGAATACGTGGAACCATTACATACAAGGGAGGGGTTGCAGTGTGCGCCCATGACGAGGTTTACCTAAACGGCCAGTGCAAAACCTGCGACCGTGAGCGGAACGACAAGTACCGCCAGCGCCGAAAGCTCGCCATGGCGCTGCTGCATTCCGCGGAGGCTCGCGGACTGTCCGGCACCGAGGCTATCGCGGCTCTGCAGAACATCGGCTATTGGGAATTACAGGAGTGCGTATCGGCGGGGATCAAACCGCTGTGAACCACGCCCAAATCGAATTAGCCCAGCGCGGCCTGCTCCGTCATCTTGTTGGCGTTATCGATCGCGCGCATTTTGATCGCTATCTCGATGCGGTGCCGAACTATTCCGGTGGCGCGCCCACCGCTGATGACGTCTCGGATTTGATCGCGGCGACGGCGTCACCGAAGTGGCTGAAAGATATGCGCGAACGAATAGGGGAATTGTGAAGATGGATCAATGCATGATGCCCTTCCCGGCGCGTAAGTACGCCAAGATCATGGGCAAAATATCCGAAGACGGAATGAACGCGATCATTGATCGGGCCGCGTGCATGCTCAACCACGTTGATGGCCCCGATGAAGAGGCCGTCAGTGTGGCCGTGGTGGCTCATCTCATCTTCGGGACCGATAGAGGATTCACCGAAGGGCAGTTGATAAAAGCGTGCTCGGATGACGGGGTGATGCTGACGGCTCGGGGAATCGTCAAGCTAGCCAAGGACGGCATGCGCCTGTGACAACCATCGAATTGCCGTGGGCGCCCAGTAGGGCGCATCCCGGTTCGATGCATCGGCAGTCCACCTGGCGCGAGCGGGCCATGGACTTCAACCGGCCCTTGCCGTTGTGGATGCGGGTGGCCTTCATGGGATACGCGCACCATCAGTCCAACGGGCACGCCAGTTTCGCCAAGGGTGAGCTCTTCAAGGAATTCAGCACTGCCGCCGGCAGTGCGCTAGTTCCGCGCAAGCTCTCGGAGAAACAGTTGTACAACGCCCTGGCCGATGCGAAGGAATATGGCTACCTGGACGGTCGGTCGTCGCTGCGGTGCCTGATTGTCCCGCCGTCATCGGTGTGCGGCGGCCTTAACGACCTGCGCGCACCATGCGGTTATTGCGACGGCAGGAAGACCGGAAGGCGCAAATAGTCACAAATAGTGTGACCAAAAGTCATAAATAGTGTGACCAGAAATCGGCTCTACCAGCAGGTTTAAAAACGGCCCTTCTAAGACTCTAAAGGATGGCGGGCCATTGGGCAGTCTCGTCTGGAAGCCACTAGGCAGTTTTGTCTGAAAGCCTGTTGAACACATTTCGCCAGGGGCCGGTGACGGCCCCACTGGAGCTATCGGGTTCTGGAGTACCCGACTTTCGCTTTGTGGGCGGGTGCGTTGTACATGATCTCCCCGTTAACCATAGAAATCTACTTTCTCGTTAACTGTGGATATCTACTTCTCGTTAACCATAGACATCTACTTACACCCGTCCGTTTGGCGGCGTATATCAGCGCCCGGTTGAACGTGTTCTGCTGGCTCGCTTCGCTCGCGGCGGTCGCTGGCGCTCCCTGGCGTGCCATTAAGGGCATGGAGGGATTTGTTCAGCAGCGCCGGACAACCCATGGCTTGTGGCACGCCAAGCGAGCGCAGCGAGCCGAACAGCTAGCCGCGCGCCGGGTTCCGTTTAAAAGATCCTGTCTATAGAAGGCCGAAAAGCTTGCCGCCCGCGGTGGATGACGAACAATGGCGAAGAGCAATTGCGTCGGCAACCGGACTCAACAAGGAGACCGTCAACAGCCGCCTCCCGTCGGGCAAGAGGTTCCGGAAAATTTTCCGGAACCTCTTGCTTGGGGTGGGCCTCTCCGTATCTGGAGCCGGCTTCCATCACCATGACGGAGGTCGATCCCGCCAACGTAACGCGCGAATTGTCCGGAAACCGGACACCTGCCACCTGTCACAAATGTGGCACCTGCCGGGTTCTCAAACTTTGACCCCGCGCCGCCCGCCAAGCCGCTCCTCACGGCTCTTCGCCGGCGCGTGGGTCCCGGCAACCCGAGTGCCCCGACATTGTCGGACGGGTTGCCGGTCGGTGGTGCCGCAGTGGCGGGAGCGGCACCACACCCTCCATGCGTGATTCTGCGGCCTGAAAAGGCCGCTCCGCACTCTTCTATCCAAAATGCTATTACGTCGCTCCTAGACCCGTCTAGGCGGGCGGGAATCGCTATCCCTGCGGAAGGTGACCAATGGCAACCGTAAAAATCGGTATTGATGCCCGAATTCTCAAGGACCGGCTCGACAAGTCCGCCGCCGAGGCGCACAGGCTGGCGCGAACTTGGGGTGGCCGGGCCGGTGAAGGCTATTCCCGCGAGTTCGGCAGGGCCGCGCACCTGCGCCCCAAGCTGCCTGACAGCGCCAAGATCGCCGCAGCCGGTGCCAAGGATGGCGCCGCCTACGCCCGTGGGTTCAACACTGCCGTCCATGGCTCCGGTGTCCACGGCCAGCTCAAGGAACTGATCCACGGCACGGAGCAGTTGGGTGGTGCGCTCGGCAAGCTGGCAATGCCCGGTGCCGTGGCTGGCCTGGTGGCTGTGGCCGGCGCTGCCGCTACCGCTAGTGGTGCGTTGGGTCTTCTGCCCGCTGCGCTTCTCGGTGTCGGCACCGCGGTCGGTGCGGTCACGGTCGGTCTGCACGACTTCTCCAAGGCACTCGGCGACAGCAACGACATCGAGAAGTTCGGCACCGATCTTAAGCATCTCGCACCCGCTGCAGCCGAAGCTGCGACCGAGCTCCGCAACCTTGTTCGTGGCCCGCTGCATGACTTACGGATGGCAACACAGCAATCGTTGTTCACCGGTGTTGCCGGCGAACTCCACGACCTGTCGTCAGCGTTCGGTCCGCAACTGAGGTCCGCGCTGACCGGTATCGCCGGGGCGATGAATTCCGCATTCCACGGCATTGGCAACCAATTGTTGAGCCCTGGAACTTCGGGCGCATTGAGTGCCACGCTGAATAACATCGTCGCCGGTTTCCAACAGTTGGCCCCGGCTGCCGCACCATTCACCGACGCGATGGTGAAGATCGAACAGATCGGTAGTCAATTCTGGCCGCAAATGGCTAAAGGCATCACTGATGCCGCGGTGAAATTCCAGACGTTCATCCAGAACGCTGCACAAACTGGAAAGCTTCAACAGTGGATGCGCGACGGAATGGACGCCGCCAAGGAATTAGGCAAGATCGTTGCCGATGTGGCACGCATATTCGGCGACCTGTCGCCGGTCGGTAAAGTCATCCTCCCGCAAATCGAAGGATTGTTGCGCAGCACCGCCGACATTCTCGGGAAACACCCCGGCTTGATTAATGCCGTCTTGGTGGCCTACACGGCGTGGAACACGATTAGCGGCGTATCAAGCCTGATCACCGCGCTGACCACGGTCACCACGGCACTGAAGGCCATCCCGGCGCTGGCGGCTACCGCTGGCACTGCGATGACCACGAGTCTGGCTGGTGCTGCAATGTTGTTGGGGGACATGGCGATTGCTGCTGGCGCGGTGCTGGCCGTGATGAAACTGAACGACGATGCCAAAAACTCCAGCATCAACACCTACGGGAACGATTCACCTGCCCAACGGTGGATGAATGCGCACCCGCAGTTTGCTACACCACCACCGGGCGGGATTCCGGGGAGCTCGAATTACACACCGCCGGCTGCACCGAACCTGAATCCCAACGACTACATGCCGAAATACGATTTGGGTCCGCAGGTGCAACCCAATTTCAACGGCAACCCGCACCAAGCCGGCCCGCTGCAATACGGCACTGACACGCCGTGGTCGAAACCGGGTCTCGGGTATTTCGACAAAGACACCAACCAAATCTGGGAAGACCAGAATAAGGTGGTTCAGCAGGCGCAATCGTTGCGTGATTCGCGGATGGATTTGGCGAAACTCCAGCAGGACACCAATGCCTCGGATGAGCAACTCTTGCACGCGAAAGAGAAAATCGCACAGCAGGAACATGCGTTCACTCAGTCGCAATTAGATTTGGCTCAAGCCCAGCGCGGTAAATGGACGAAGGTAGAGAACGCCTTCGACGCTTTCGGCGAGTTGGGCGCGCACCTTGATAAAGACCTCGGCATCTCCAAGGGACTGCCTGGATTGGCTGACAACCTGGTGAAGTTCGTGGCCAGCCTGGCCACCGCACCTTTGATGGGTAACCTGGCCATGACGGCCTCACAAGGCAACGGTGCCTACGGGCTGATCGGCTCGCTGTTCGGTGGATCGAAAGTTCAGGAAACACCCGGTTTCGATCAAATCCAGTCCAGCGCAACAACTTTCGACACGTCGGCGAACACATTCTCCAACGCGGTTACTCAATTCACATCCGCGGTGACCGGCAACCCTGGTCAGCCCGGTAGCGGTGGTCAGCCGGGTTTGGGCAACGCCGCGACGATCACCGCGGGCGGCACTACGGGTAATTCCCCGATCCCGCTGACCCAACTACCTAATGGTTCGTGGACTTCACCCAACCCGGCGTGGGCGCATCTGATCCAGCGCGAATCGGGCGGCAACCCCGGTATCGAGCAGCAAATCTATGACGCCAACGGTGGACCCGGGTCGCCCAATTCGGCGCGCGGACTGTTCCAGATCACCCCGAACACGTGGGCGCGCAACGGTGGTCCAGCGTTCGCCCCCGACCCGCGTTTGGCGACACCGCAGCAGCAGGCGATTGTCGCGGCAAACATTCTCCGGGCCAACCCCTCCGGTGGCGACTGGGGCGCTGGCGGTCCGGGCCGCGAGAATGCGGGACAGCTTCTTGCCGGACTGCTGCCCACTGGCGGTGGTCAAGGGTTGCCGATCCCGGCAGGACCGAAGTTGGATTTCAACAGTCCAGCATTCTCGATCGGCAACGCCGGCAGCATCCCTGGTACGCCAAAACCGGGAATGCCGTCAATCGGACCGGCCGGAAACCTGCCCGCTGGACCACTGCCGGGACCGTTGTCCATCGGCAATGCGGGTTACACCCCGCAAGCACCACCCCAACCCCAGCCGGGCTGGCAACCGCAAAGCGCCGGACCGATCGGGCCGTCCGGTAGTGGAGCGCTCGGCGTGGCAGCAGCATCAGGTGGTGGACTCGGCGGCATGAGTGCGGCGGCGGCGCAAACCGCGATCAAAGCCATCGAGCGCACCGTGTCCTTTGGTGGTCAGGTCGGCGGCATCTTGACCCAAGGTTTGATGGACACATTTTCTGTTTCCGACCCTGACACCGGCAAGTCGCCGGCCCGTGAATCCTGGATGGCCCGCATCGCAGGCGCATTGGCGGGAGCGGCCCCGGCGATCGGTACCGGTGGCAGCGCCGCGATTGATAAGGCCGTCGCGCAACGCATGGCGCAACAGCAGCAAAGCAACCAGACCAGCACCGACAATTCGGTAACGCACAACGCGCCGATTCTGAACATCGAGAATCTTCACACCGGTGATCAGTCGGGCAAGTCATGGGCAACGGACGTGGTGAATCAGCTTGCGCTCAACGGTGCCAACGCTTCATTCAGCGGTTCGTACGGATGATCAAACGCCCGTGTCTGGACTGTGGTCGGCTCACTACAACCACCCGTTGCATCACGTGTCATCGCTTGCGTCGCAACGCAACCTACGACCATCCGGCATACCGCGCGCTCGGCAGACCGTCTGGCAAATGCGCTTTACGCATTCTTTGCGATGGCGCACCTGCCACGACGTTTGACCACATAGACGGCGACAACACCAATCATGCCCGGTCGAACATTCAACCGGCCTGCGGTCGGTGCAACCCAAGTAAAGGGTCTAAACGATGACAGCAGTTGACGGCGTAGAGCTACTGATCACCGCACTGGAGGCGCTGGGGCGCGACATCGAGACAGAACGCAGCACCAACGCGACAATGCCTAGTTACGTGGTGCGGCGCATCGGTGGCGGCAACGATCTCCTCACCGACCACGGCAGCTACAGCGTGCACACGTTCGCACTGACCGATGACGAATGTCAGTCTGCCGCAAGCGATGCCGATGATGTGATCACCGCGCTAGCACCCCGCTACGGCGTGGGTCAGCCGGTCGCCATCAGCACCGGCAAGGTGTGGGTGGATCGGGTGGAGGTCACCGAGGCGCCTATCGATACGACGTACACCAGTGACCGGTCCATCATCCGCTACACCGGGACCTACACGCTGCACATCCGCAACCGCTAGCAAACATCCACCCATGCATGACGATGTATGACTATGTATCCCACCTGCGGATACGCCGCACGGGCCATCCATCACCCACCCGGCATAGTCACCGCAGCTCAGCAAAGCCACGCAAGCCTGTGACCAGCAGTTATGTCGCTGCCGCAACCGAAAAGTCTGCAACCCTCCGACCCTTCTCGACGTCCGCGCCGTTTCGCACACATACAAAGCGGCTCGCGCAGACGCGATTTTGTCGCGTAAACGCACTGGTCAGCGCATGTTTATGCATGGTTTTATGCATGAAACGTAGCTACAAAACCGCAGGTGGCAAATGAAGCAAACACCCGATTTAGGACCTATTTTGACGCAAACAGACGTTTTTGAAACGCACAATCAGGAACTCGCCGCTTTCTTCGGGTTCACCCCGAGCGTGACCATCACGACCGGCACCGGCAAAGCTTTCACCATCCCGAACCCGGCCCTTCTGGATGACGACCAGCAAGAGCGATGGGATGACCTCCAGTTTCTGCTGGAGCGGGCCGACACCGACGACCAGGGCGAACCGCTGACCCCGTACCGCATTGATGGGGAGCTGTTGAAGCCGTCCTACAACGTGCGCCTGGCTACGGCGCTGTTCGGTGAGGCCGGCTACAAGGAGTTTAAGGCTGTCGGCGGTTCTGGCGCGCAGGTGGCGCTCACGTGGGCGCGCATGGTGAAGGAATCCGAGTGACTGACTCGACGGTCAGCGACTTCAAGCAGGCCATTATCGCTGCCATCAACGAGGACCCTGACGACGAGCTCCGCTCGTTGCTGATGAGCATTCCGGAGCGCATCGAGAAGACCGTCAAGGACTTCACGCCCGTGGGTGGCGCGAAGGACCCGCATCCCGGCAGGACCCTGGAGTCGATCGAAATCAAGTCTCGCCGGGGTGAATACAAGCGTCTTTCTACCAGGCCGGTGAAGATCGGCGAGGTTTTCTCCGACGATGATCCCGAGCGGGTGATGGCGATCGAGTTCGGCCGGCATGAAGGCGACAAGTACGGTGCCACACCGGAATTCGCGATGTTCCGCAAGTCCGCTGCCGCGTGGAACCAAGTGGAGTTGTAGTTGGCTGGCCGGGGCAACGCCAGTTTCAAACTTGCCGACACGTCCCCTCCGCCCTGGCTGCGCTGGCGCGAGAAAGACCCCGCTAAGCGTGCGACGAAATTCATCGAAACGTATTGCCGCTCACCAAAAGGCGCGGGACATGGTAAGCCGATCAGACTGGCCGAGTTCCAGAAGGCGTGGATAGCCGAGATTCTGAAACCCGGTATCCGCGAGGCCGTCCTACAGGCTCCCCGTGGTCAGGGTAAGTCCACGTTGTTGGCGGCTATTGCGGTGTGGGCGACGTTCGACAAGTGCCCCACTGGCCAGCCACAAGTCCCGATCATGGCCACCACGGTGGGTCAGGCCGTCCGCTCTGTGTACGACGTGGCGCTCAAAATGGTTGCCGCCGAACCGGAATTGGCTGACCGGGCGCACATCTACCGAGGTGTGGCCACGCCCAAGATCGTGGTTCCCTTCAACGGCGGAGAGATGTTCCCGATCTCCCACGACGTGGACGGCCTTCAGGGCTTGGACCCATCGCTCGGTGTGTGCGATGAAGTCGGTTTTCAGCCGTGGGAGTCGTGGGAAGCGTTGTCTTACGCCTCTGGCAAGCGCACCACGTCCCTTGTGGTGGGCATCGGTACACCAGGCACGGACCGCTCAAAATCGGCGCTGTGGCACCTGCGGGAGCTTCACCGATCCGGTGATGTCCCCGAGGGTTTCAGCTTCACCGAACTGTCAGCTCCCGATGATTGCGATTACCGCGATGAGGCCAATTGGTTGATCGCCAATCCGGCGATCACCGAGGGCTATCTCGACATCAAGGTTCTGCGCAATGACGTGAAATCCAAGCCTGAAGCGACATTCCGCATGTTCCGGCTGGCTCAGTGGGTGGAGGGTACTGACTGCTGGTTGGGCACTGACGGCCGGAAAACCTGGCGTGACCTCACCAGCGATTACCAACACAAACCCGGCGCTGATACGTGGGTCGGTGTGGACGTGGGCCTGGCGCGCGACACGACGGCAATCGTGGTGGGCCAGTGGAACAACGGCGTTCTGCACACCACGGCCAAGACCATCGCACCCACCGAGTCGCAAGCCGTCGATATCTCGGCGGTGCTGCACCACATCCGGCAGTTGGACAAGACATACAACCTCGTTGAGGTTGCGTATGACCCGAAGCATCTGGAGATGCACGCCACGATGCTGGCCGATGAAGGCATTCCGATGGTGGAGTTCCCGCAGTCGGTGACGCGCATGGTTCCCGCGTGCGGCGAGCTGTACGGGGCGATCTTGCGCGGCGAGATATCCCACGACGGCTCAGCGGACTACGAACGCCAGATTCTCAACGGGATGCTGGCGTACACCGATGACGGTTTCCGGCTCACCAAAAAGAAATCCCGCGGGCATATCGACGCCGCGATCGCCCTGGCGTTGTGCCATTCCCGCGCCCAACAGCCGGTGAAGAAACGCCATCCCATTGTCTGCATTGTTTAGGAGAGAAACCTTTGAGTTGGTTCACAAAGATTTTCGGTGAACGCGAGGTTCGCAGCGGTATCAGTATCAGCGACCCCGCGGCTATCGGGTTGTTCGGCATTCAGCCGTCCATCGCGGGGGTATCGGTTACCGAGTTCTCAGCCCTCGGGGTGGCGTCGGTGTTCTGCGCGGTGTCGCTGATCGCCGACGCGATCGCGAAGCTGCCACTGTCGGCGGTGAAAACTCAGGGCGGCGTGACGCAGCCAGTCCCATCGTGGCTCGACAGCCCCGGTTTCAACTGCACCAAGTTTGACCTGGTCAAAACGGTTCTGGCGCATCTGCTGCTGTGGGGCAACAGCTACCTGGCCCACGTTTACAACAGTGCCGGCGCGCTGATGGCGCTTCAGCCGATGCACCCGAGTGCCGTCACGGTGACTTGGGACGCCGCCGGTAACCCCACCTACCGGGTTTCTCTGCGGGACGGCACCGTTGCCACGTTCACCGACGCCACGATGAGCCACGTCAAGGGCTTGTCTATGGATGGCCGTCTTGGACTGTCGCCGATGGCCCTGGCCCGCAACAGCGTGTTCGGCACGTCGATCGCTGCTGATCGTTCCGCCTCAAGGCTTTTCGGTCAGGGCGCGCTGATGTCCGCGGTGGTCACCCCGGCTGGTGACGCGGCTATGACACCGGAAGAGGCGCAGGCCGTCCACGATTCGCTGACTGTCTCGATGTCCGGTGAATCCAATGCCGGGAAGATCGCCGTTATCAATTCCAACCTGAACATCAAGCAGTGGAGCTTGAGTAATGAAGACGCGCAGTGGTTGCAGTCCAGAACGTTTCAGGTCGAAGAAGTGGCCCGGTGGTTCCGCATCCCAGCGCACATGATCGGCCTATCTGACAAAACTTCATCTTGGGGTTCGGGCGTTGCTGAGATGAATCAGATGTTCGCCGGTCTGACTTTGTCGCCGTGGACATCGAACATCGAAGACCAACTGTCGGCGCTGCTGCCCCGCGGGCAGGTGGCCCAGTTCGACTACCACGACATGCTGAGCCCCGATCCGGAGGCGCAGGTCGGTCTGCTGATCCAGCAGGTGGACGCGGGTCTGTTGACACCGAATGAGGCCAGGCAGGTTTTGAACCGGACACCGCTGCCCAACGGTGACGTGGCTAAGCCGTCCCTTGTCGCCCCGCCAGCCGTACACAACGAAAAGGGCTGATATGACCGAAAGACGTTTCGCACCACTAGAAACCGAGATCACAGGCAACAAGTTGGGCGGGTATGCGGCGGTGTTCAACACGATTACCGACATCGGCCAGTACCGGGAGCAGTTGCTACCCACGGCGTTCGACAAGGTTCTAGGCCAGCCGCACAACGTTGCCGGTCTGCTCAACCACGACCCGAACATGTTGTTGGCGCGCACCACAAACGGCAGCCTGCGGTTGTCCACCGATAGCACGGGTCTGGCTTTCGAGCTTGACCTACCGGACACCACGACGGGCCGGGACGTGCGGGAGATGGTTGCTTCTGGCCTGATCACTCAATGCAGTTTCGCGTTCGTCGCCGGTGAGCAGTCGTGGACAGAAAACCGCACCCTGCGCACCCACAGCAGTCTGGCCAACGTCACTGACGTTTCTGTCGTCACCAACCCCGCATACCCAACCACGTCAGTGTCAGTGCGTTCAGCAACCGATGTGGACCTCACCACCCAAATCATCCGTGCGCGTGCACGGGCCAACCGAAAGGTTAAGTAATTGAAGAGCATTGAGCAGATTGTTGCCGAGCAGCGGGCCATCGTGGAGCTGTCCGAAACCGAGGACCGCAACCTCACTGATGACGAGGTCGCCCGGTACGAGAAGCTGGAAGGCAAGCTGAAACTTGCCCAAAAAACCGACGAAATCGTCAAGCGCCAGAAGGCCTATGAGGCTCCCAGCGCGTCGCTGGCCGCTGTGGTGAACGTCGCCGCACCGAAGGCTGACGACACCGAGGCACGGGCGTTTGACGCTTATCTGCGCACCGGGCAGGAAAACCAGGACCTCACCGAGTTGCGTTCGCAGGTGGTCGGCACCAATAGTGCCGGTGGCTACACGGTCCCTACTGAGTGGCTGCCGAAGATCACCGAGCGGCTCAAGGCGTTCGGCGGGCTGGCCAACCAGGCCGAAATCATCAACACGGCCAACGGCGACCCGCTGCGTTGGCCGTACAACGACGACACCGGCAACACTGGTGGCATCGCCGCCGAGGCCGGTAACTCCGGTTCGGGCGCTGACATGGTGTTCGGTATCAACACCCTTGGTGCGTACTCCTATGACGCTCTCGGTGCCAGTGGTAACCCATTGACCGTCTCGCGGGAACTGTTGGCGGACAGCGCCTATGACATCGAATCGTTCGTCATCCGTAAGCTGACTCAGCGTATCGCCCGCAAGCAGGCTGCCGATTACGTCAACGGCACTGGTGGTGGCACCGCACCCACCGGTATCTCAACGTCAACGAACACGCACACGTTCTCGACCACATCGGGTACGCAGGCCATCGCCTACGCGGATTTGGTGGCGGCGGTGCACGCGGTGGACCCGGCGTACCGTGACGGCGCGGTGTGGACGTTCAACGACTACACCATGGCGCAGATTGAGACCCTGGTGGATGGTCAGGGCCGACCGCTGCTGAACATGATGACCGACGGCATCAACGTGGGCCGCAGCAACCAGATGCTACTTGGTTACCCGGTGCAGATCGATCAGGCGTGGGCGAACTGGTCGGACCCGTCGACCCACAAGTTCGGCGCGTTCGGCAACGTCAATGAGGGCTTTGTGATCCGGCAGGTTCAGGACATCAGCTTGTTTGTTGATCCGTATTCGAACAGCGCGAATCGCCTGGTGGCTTACAATATGTGGTCTCGGACCGACTCGGCGATTCAGGACGCAAACGCTTTCGTCATTCTGTCGAATGTGACCCCGTGACTTGGGCTCCTAGTTACGCCCAAACTTCTGATCTGGCAAGCTGGTTGGGGACCGCTGACGCTCCCCAACTGGCCTTGCCGATCGAGGCCGCATCGCGGGCGATCGACAAAGAAACGGGCCGGCAGTTCGGTTTTGATGAACAAATCCGCGAGTACGTGCCCAAGTGGCACCGGGATCGGTGGTATGTGTCCACCGACGACATGTGTTCGGCCCCGACATTGGTGCAAACCATCAGCGAATGGGACGGCTCGGTGCTCAACACGGTGACCAACCTTGTTCTGACACCGAGGAATGCGGCGGCGAATGGCCGCGTGTTCACCGGTTTTCACTATCCGATGGTTCCCGGTGGTGACGGCTGGTACGGCTATGGCTATGGGCCGTTCTGGCCGCGGCATCAGGTCATTCAGGTGACCGCCACGTTCGGCTGGCCAGAGATACCGAACACCATTCAGCAGGCCACCGTAATGCAGGCGGCGCGCTGGTGGAACCGGCAGGACACCGCCGAAGGCACACCGACCCGCCACCGGGTTGATGATGTGGAGTACGGGTTCGCGCCGGGCCAGGGTCTTGATCCCGACGTGCTGGCGATGGTCGCCCCGTACCTGCGTTGGTGGGGCGCGGCGTGAGAGCGGGCAACCAGACCCTGACGTTCGTGGCGGTCACCGAGGGCACCGGCAAGAGCCGCTACAACAAACCGACCACGGTGTCTACGAGTACCGACGTGCCGGGTTGTAGGTTCCGGCCTTTGACCGCCGACGAGAAGATCGACATCGGCGATGTGGTGACCGATCCGTGGAAAGCGACGTGTCCACCTGTGCCGGCTGTCTTAGCGGCGAAGGAGGGCGACCAGGTCGTCTACGGGGGCGTCTCTTACCGGGTGTTCGGTGCGGTGCGGGTGTTCCCGGATCGGGATGGCACGCCGTTCAAGGTCACGGTCCTGGTCAAGGCGATCGAGGGCTGA